GACATGAAGAGTGCAATGGGCGTGATTGCCCAGCAGGACAGCGACAACGATCTGCTGCTGAACATCATCGAGACCCTGCTGGCCAAGCGTGATTTTGACGGCACCAACAAGTGCGACGGTGACGATGAGGATGATCCGGTCGTTCCTGCCGCCAATGGCAACGCTGGCAGCGCCACGGAGAAGGACGAGGACGACACGGTTCCTGCATTCCCGCCCAAAAAGGCGGAAAAGAAGCCTACCACTCCTGCTGCCGGCAACGAGGATGAGGATGACCCGTATGACGGCGAGGAAGATAACACCGACTCGGATGACGATTCCATCCCCAACACCAACAAATCTGAGGTGGGCAAGTCTGTGCTGAATGTGGATTCCGTTGACTCCATCGTGCGTCAGCGCATCCAGCTTGGCATGGTCGGTCGTTCTCTGAACATGGACGGTCTGGAGTATATGCCCATCAACAAGGCCAAGAAGGCAGTCATCAAAGCTGTTCGTCCCGGTCTGCGCCTGGATGGCAAGAGTGAAGCCTATATCAACGCGGCCTTTGACTGTGCGGTTGATGAGGTCAGGTCCCGTTCCCATAAGGGCATCGACTACCAGAAGCGGCAGATGTTCAATCAGGACTCCCGCGCCGCTGCCGTGGACAAGGATTCGTCTATGGCGGCCCGCCAGCGTATGATCGACCGCCAGATGAAGAAGAAGGAGGACAACTAACATGAGCGCACAGACCAGATACGGCTATTCTACTCCTATCGGCTCTGCCGGCGGCATTGTGGACCTGGCTCCCTATGCCGTTGACACCTTCCTGAATGAGGAGGAGAACGGCGTTATGAAGTTCGGCTATGGCGTTGTGCAGGGCAGCAAGCCCGGCGTCAACATCGCCATGCCCACCGAGGCTGCCGCTGCCGGCGACTTTGAGGGCATCACTACCAACAACCGTACCACGGAGTACGACCTGGACGGCGTCCTGGCAGTCCGTAAGGGCGCCTCTATTGGCGTCATGCGTTACGGCCGCATTTATGCCCGCGTCATTGATGGCGTCGAGACTGCGTATGGCGACCCCGTCTACCTGATTACCAGCGGCGAGTTTGCCGGTATGTTCCCCAATTCCGCCACGGCCACCGGCCAGGAGGAAGAGGCGGATCCCGCGGATACCGTTGCCGTCAAGGGCCGGTTCCTGGGCGGTGTTGATACCAACGCGCAGATCGCTGTGGTTGAGCTTTTCAATCAGGCCCAGGCGTAAGAAAAGGAGGAACTGAGCAATGGCTACCAAGCATACCCATTTCGACAGCACGGAGTTCAACACCCTGCGCAACTCCGCTATCCCGGCCGCCATTATGGCGTCCCCGAATACCCGCTTCGACAGCGCAGAGGAAGCCTCCGTCTTCTTCGCCCGTGAGCTGGATCACGTCAAGGCCAAGACCTACGACGTGGAATACCCCGAGCTGACTGCCCTGAGCAATTTCCCGATCAGTTCTGAGGCGGACGCGGGTGACAACACGATCACCTACTACACCTACGACAAGACCGGTCTGGCGAAGGTAATCGACAACTACTCTACCGACCTGCCCCGTGCGGACGTGACCGGTAAGCCCAGCATCGCCCTTATCAAGTCGGTCGGTGACAGCTACGGCTACTCTGCCCAGGAGATGCGGGCCTCCCGCCGCGCTGGCAAGTCCCTGGATGTCCGCAAGGCTGAGTCTGCCCGCTACCAGATCGACAACCTCATCAACAAGATTGCATGGCGCGGTGATGAGGAGTCTGGCCTGATGGGTGTCCTGTCTGCCGGCCAGAACATCCCGCTGTTCACCATCACTGCCGGCGCAGATTCCTCCAAGACCACCTGGCTGGAGAAGACCGCTGATGAGATTCTGCTGGATGTGAACGGGATGCAGAAGCAGGTCGCCAAGGTCACGAAGAATGTGGAGCGGCCCGATACTCTGTGCGTTCCCGCTGATGTCTATATGGATATCAGCACCCGCCGCATCCCCGACACTTCCACCACCGTCAAGGCTTTCCTGCTGGAGCACGCGCCCTACCTGAAGGAGATCATCTCCACCGCAGAGCTGGACGCCGACAGTGTGGAGACCAACCCCTACGCCAAGGCTACCGGCGGCCAGGGCGTGGCGTTCCTGTTCAAGAACGACCCCATGAAGCTGACACTGGAGAATCCCATGCCGTTCTATCAGTATCCGCTCCAGGTCCGCAACCTGGAGACCGTCATTCCCTGCGAGGCCCGCACCGCTGGTGTGATCGTGTACTACCCGCTGTCTGCCCTGATTGCAGTTGGCGTGTCCTGAGCAGGTTATGCAACCTTCTTACCAAACGGTAATACAAATTGTAAATTTTTTTCGAGATAGGGAGGCCGAGCGGGAAAGCCCGGCCTCCTCCTTTTATGGGAGGTAGATGAAATGGTCATCAAGAATATCAGCGCCAAAATCATCAATGTTGGCTCCGAAGTCCTCATGCCCGACATGGCTATCACCGTCAGCAATGCGATTGCTTCAGCCCCGTCTATCCAGGCTTTGGCCGAGCTGGGCTTTATCAAAGTTGAGGAAGGGGATGCCGTCAATGTCAGCACCAAGACTACCCGCAAGCGCGCTGCAGCCGCCAAGGCCGCTGAGAAGAAGCCGGCCGAGAATGCTGGTAAGCCCGCGGACAACGCATCCGCCCAGCCCGCCGCTCAGCCTGTGTAAGAAGAAAGGGGAGCGCCCATGACGGCCGTTGAAATCATCCGCCTGATTGGCGGCGAGTTCAAGACCATGGACGATGAGACCATCAATAAATGGCTCGAGGTCGTCCGGCCTATGGTCAGCAAGAAGCAGTTCGGCAAGCTCTATGAGCATGGCCTTGCCTATCTTGTCTGCCACAAGATGAAGATGGCCGGCCTGGGAGAAAACCCGCTTGGTGACCTCGGCGGTATCGGCGTCGGGTTTGCTGTTGGAAGCGTATCGGAGGGCGGAAGCAGCATCAGCTTTGGGGCAAACCAAAGCTCTAACCTCGCAACCGATGCAGAGCTTGGTCTCACGGTCTACGGCCTCCAATTTCTTCAGCTTCGCCGGTCGGTCATTGTGCCGATCCACAGCAGCGGGGAGAGGGAGGTGTAGTTGCCGTGTCCTACTCATTCATGGCGGATCTCACACCAGAGGGAAAGAGGTTCATGCGGTCGCTGGAGCAGCTTGACGACCTGGAGGTCTTTGTTGGATTGCAAAGTGACCAGAAGTACGAAGACGGAACAAGTATGGTAGATGTTGCTGCGTTCAATGAATTTGGCACATCCACGATTCCAGCGCGTCCGTTTTTCAAGCAGAGCTATGAGAACCACCGTGACGAACTGCAAAACATCTGTGCGCGAGCTGCCAAATCCGTCATCAGCGGCGGGCCGGCAGACAAGGCACTGGATATGATAGGCGTTTTCACGACTGGTCTTGTTCAGGAAGAAATCCTCAACGGGAACTTTGCACCCAACTCCCCATCCACCATCAAGCGCAAAGGCTCTGACGTTCCGCTGATCGACACGGGCGAGATGCGTCAGAGTATCCGCCACGTCAAGCGGAGAAAGGGAGGAGGGAGCGGCGTTTGAACATCACGCTTTTCAATCGCCTCTACTGGATCCGTCGGTTTGGGGAGCAGAGAAACGTCAAAGGCTACATGGTTTCTGAGCATAAGGACTTCGGAGCCAGCCTCCACATCCACCCCACAGGGGCGGATCAGATGCAGGCGCTCCCCGAAGGCCAACGCAAGATGAGGCATATTGAAGGCCACGGCATGGAGCCGCTGCTTGTCGCAGACGAGAAGGAGAACCGAAAAGGAGATATGCTCTGGTATTGCGGCGACTGGTACGAGTGCGTGTCCTCGATGCTCTACGACCACACCATCTTGAACCACTACAATTACCAGTTCGTCCTGACGCCGCATGATGCCTCCGGCTCCATTGATCTGGAGCCACCGGTCGGAGATCCCGTTCTCCCGGACCAAGTCGAAGAACAGCCGGATACGCCATCGGATGAAGACGTTCCCCCTGAGTCTGGAGGTGATGGGCCGTGAGAGTATCGCAAGCAAAAGAACTGTTCCGTTCGCTGACCGCCCAATACTTCGCCGGCGCAGAAGTCACTTTCTCGCGCCAGAGCAGAGTTGCAAAGCCGAATGTTCCGCTCGTCTCCATCACCCCTGGAAACGTAACCCGCCCGTCCATGCCCAACTACGAAGAAGTAGACGGGGTGCTGGTCGGGCATTATCTTTCCCGTATCCCCATGCAGGTGGACCTGTTCACCCACGGCCTCCCGGTGGTGGACGACGAAACCGGCATCACTGTTGCGTATGAAAATACAGCGATGGACGATATGCTGGCTTTCATGGATTTTCTCAACTCTCCGTATACCGTTGAGTGGTGCCATGCCCACGACGTGGCCATTGCATTTGACGGGGACCCGAAGGACCTTACCGGTCTTGTGAACGATGATACCTACGAGTATCGTTCGCAACTGGCGGTCCTTTTCTTTTTCACCCAAAAAGCGGTCGGCCACACCGCTACCCTCAGCGAAGACAGTATCCAGTATCCCACAGGAACGGGCGACTACACGACCGAGGAGCCGGCCGATACCGAAAGCTCCAGCGGCTCGTACTCGGGCAACAAGTACAACACCGAAGATATTGTCGTGCCGAAGTATGAACAGACCTCCAGCGGCGGAGGCAGCGACGAGCTGGCGCAGATGGAGACCGGCTACTTCACCGAGGCTGAAATCAAGGAGGATAAAAGCCGATGAGCAAAAATTACGACATGATTGCCACCGTGGATATCGACATTCAGTCTCCGATTGTCGATGACACGAGTTTTGACAATCTGCTGATTATGGGGCCTGCTCCGAAAGGGGAGAACAGTGCCCCGGACGTTGGCGTCTACGCCAGCCTGACTGAGGTTGAAGACGCCGGCTTCGTATCCACGGGTGACAATGCCGATCCTGTCGGTATTGCCGCCCGTGTTGCATTTTCCCAGAGTCCCGCTCCTACGCAGGTGTATATCGCTGTGCAGAAGCTCACCAAAGAAGCCGTAGGGGCGGCCGAGACAATCAAAGAAGCCAACGAGATTGTTAAGGACACCATCAGCGCTGCCGGCAATGTCACTGGCTGCACGATTACCTTCAACGAAAACGCCCGTCGGCTCTATATCGTTCTGGAAGGCCCTATTTCCGGGGTGAACAACACGGAGTTGGTCGAGAAATTGACCGCAAAGGGCTACACCGTATCGGTTGAAGGGTCTGTCATTACCGGGCTGGAGGATCTGTCCAAGCTCCCCATTTTTGCCGATATTGCGGCAATGCAGAAGGGCGACGAGGACATCGTGATTACCGTCTCCGTCGAGAAGGAAGGGGCTTCCCCGGTCAGCTATGGCGTAACCGTCAGTTACCCCGATGCCAGTAAAAAGGCATCGACCGCGGAAACTGGCGCTGCTGATGAGAATACGCCCATCGACAGCCCCGATACGGTCCTGGAGGAACCGGCCGTTACCATCGCCCGCGCTCTGGGTATGAGCGGTTGGTACGTCCTTTGTACGGCCGGCGTAGATCCTGCACTGTATGAGGATATTGCCGCCTACATCGAGACGCAGGAGAAGATGTTCTGCTACACCGAGATGAACTTCTTCGGAGCAGGTGAAGACGGCGGCAACGCTCCGTCGGTCGGCACTGTCTATTTCCGCTCGATGGGCATCTACGGCCGTGAGCATACCGATCAGGCCGATGAAGATGTGCCGGAAGCCAACTGGTACATGAACGTGGCGATGGTTGCCAAGTGGCTCAATTACAGCTCCGGCAGCGAAACCGCCGCATTCAAGGTCCTGGCAAGTGTTTATCCGTCTGAGCTTACCAGCACCGAGATGAAGGCCCTGGCGGACGCCAACCTGAACTACTTCATCACGGTTGGCAACAAAAATATCACGATGAACGGCAAGGTCATTGGAGACGAGTGGGCAGACATCATTCGTTTTCGTGATTGGCTGAAGAACGATATGCAGGTCCGTGTTGTGAACCTGTTTATCACCCGTCCGAAGGTGCCCTACACCGACAGCGGCATCAGTCTGGTACAGAACCAGATGATTGCCTCTCTGAAAGCTGGTCAGGATGCCGGCGGCATCGCTGAGGAGGAGTTCGACGAGGACGGCAACTCTATTCCCGGCTACACGACCTCGGTTCCGCTTGCGGCAAGGCTGTCCGCCTCGGAAAAGGCGTCCCGCAAACTCACCAAATGCACCTTCAAGGCAAGGCTGGCCGGCGCGATTCACTTCGCGGAACTCAAGGGCAGCCTGACCTACGAGCTGTGAGAGAGGGGTGAAGTAAGAAATGGGTAAGATCAAAACCTACAACTGCAAGGAAGTCACGATTGCTTTGGGGTCCCATCTTGTCACTGGCTATGCCGATGATTCGTTTATCACCATCGACCCCAACGGCGACGGCGTGACCAAGAAGGTGGGCTGCGACGGAGAGATCGTCCGCAGCATCAGTCCGGACGATACCTACATCGTCAAGCTCTCTGTGCTTCAGACCTCCGCCACAAACTCGTTCCTTCAGGAGCGCTTCGCCCAGGACCGGCAGACCGGGGAGGGGATGTTCCCCATCCTCATCAAGGACCTGAAAGGCGGTATGTTGTTCAGTTCCGACGCGGCGTGGCCGGCCAAGCCTGCTTCCCGCGGCTACGGCAAGGAGTCGAACAACCGCGAATGGGAGCTGCATACCGGCTCCGGCGTTCTCACTGAATAATCATCATACGGGGCCAGCAATGGCCCCAATTTACATATCACATCTAAAAATAAGGAGGCATTTTCTTATGACGGCATTGAAACAGATGGAAGTTATCGAAAAGAAGATTGGCGATAACACTTTCTATATCAAGAAATTCCCGGCGTTTACAGCGGTCAATATCAGCGGCGAGCTGGCGGCTGTATTGGCTCCTTTCATCGGCGGTGTGGCTGCCGTGGCAGGCAAGGGGAACGCTGAGGCTGAGAGCGGGAATGACTCCGTAAACATCCTTGATACAGACATTGAGGACGCCATGCCTGTGTTCACTCAGGCATTCTCCAGCCTTTCGGGCGACAAGTTTGAGCGCCTGATGAAGAAACTGCTGATCGACCACAAGAACGTCTCGGTTGAAGGCGAGTCCACCGACGGCGAGGTCAAGCTCCTGACCTACGATA